GTTACCCAAATAAACATCATTACTCATAAATTATTCTTACCTTCTTCTTGTTGAAGACCGTGGTCTAGAATAAGTCCTTCTAGAAGGCCTTCTAGAAGGCCTTCCACTTCCCCCTTCCTCTTGAGGTTTCTCATGATCTGCTTTGATTTTGGCAATAGTTTTATACCACTCACCATCCCTTAGATCAGAACTGTTCTTCAAATCTTGAAAGATCTGATCGAGTTGATCCTGAACTGTAGGATAAGCAGCCTCTCTATCTTCTTTGTATCCCATTGTTTTGTTCTGCTTTCTGTTATTTAGAACTCATCAAAGGCTTTTTGTATTCTTGGAGTTCCTCTTCTCATAGCATCCATCATACGAGAATACATTCTCGCTTGTTTCTCAGGTAAGAGAAGAGGTTGTTTCAACTCAGAATACCAAACCCAGTACATACTAACAATTCCAACGTCTTCTTGCTGCCTTACCTCTCTCACCAGTCCAACTTCTACTTCTGGCACAGAATGACTTACGT